TAGGGTGCTCTCTCTCTACGAAGGGTGAAGGCAACGGAAACAGCCCGGCGCCAATGAATGACGGCCGAATGGGCGAGATCCTCCCGAGATTGGAAACGCCGCCTACTGGGGTTTTTTCCTTCGGGCCCGATGTGGCAACGGTCGCCCGTCGGGAATTGGGAATGGAGCTCATGCCGTGGCAGGTGCGCGCGCTTGCGGGCCAGCTTGAGCATGACGGCGAAGGCAAGCTCGTGCGCCGGCGAAGTCTCGTTACCTGTGCTCGGCAGAACGGAAAGACGGCCGCTATTAAGGCGCTTATCCTGTTCTACCTCCTCGAGGAGACAAAGCGGCGCGGAAAACCTGTGCTCGTGATCTCCACCGCTCACCAACTGAACCTCGCGGCCGAAATCTTTGACTCCCTGCACCCGCTATTGACTCAGCGGCACAACGCACGGGCGAAACAAAGCCACGGCCGGCAGGAGGCAACAATGCCTGACGGCTCACGCTGGCTCGTGCAGGCGGCAACGAAGGAGAAGTTCCACGGCTATAGCCCGGATCTCGTGGTGGCCGATGAGATATGGGGAATCGATCCCGCCGTACTCCTGAACGGAATCCTCCCATCCCAACGGGTCGTCCAATCCCCGCTCCTCTCCTGTTGGTCGACGGCGGGAACCGACTCCTCGAGGGCGCTCAATCAAATGCGCGCAGAAGGCCTTAACGCAATCGACGAAGGAAAGACGACGAACCTCTATTTCGCGGAATGGTCACCGCCCCCGGATGTCGACCACATTAATCACCCGGAATATTGGCACCTTGCAAATCCTGCACTGGGGTACACGCTCGAGCGCGAAGTACTCGACGACGAAGTACACCAGGTGGACAAATCCGCGTTTCTCAGGGCGTCCCTGAACGTGCTCATTTCGTCGACTGACTCATGGCTCCCGCCTGGGCAATTCGACTCTCTCACGGTGGGCGAGATCCCGGCCGGCGGGGTGCTGGCTGTTGACTCATTCGAGGATGGGTCGCTGTATGCCGGCGTCCGGGCCGTGGCAATGGATGATGGGATGATTGGCGTCACGGTTGCCTTCGTGACTGATTCACTGGCCGGCTGTTGGCGCGAGTGTTCAGCCCTTGCGAAATCCTGTTCGTCGATTGCCCTCACCCCGTCGCTGTTCAGTGTCGCGCCGCTCGAGCTCGAGCACCGGAAAGTGCAGGTGGGATACAGGGAGATTAAGACTCACGCCGGTATGGTGCGATCGCTGCTTCTCGAGGATCGAATCAGCCACACCGGCGAACAGGTATTACGGGAGCATGTGAATCGCACGGTAGGAATTGCCTCCTCCCAGGGCTACACCCTCTCATCGCAAAAGAGCAACGGACCCATCACGCTCGCGCGGTGCATGGTGTGGGCGGTGTCGATTGTCGCCCGGCCACAGACAACGCGGCGCCCTCAGATCGCGTTTAGCCGGTAGACTGGCCCGGCGCCCAGGAGGAATCGCAGGGTGTCCCCTGGCCTCCTGGGCGTATAGTTGCGCTTGCAATGATTGCCCCCGTGCGACATCATTAGGTTATGCAGATTTTCGGCAAGCCGAAAGACGTGCAAGCGGTCCCCGCTATGGGGTCCGCGCCCATCGCCGCCGCCGCCGGCGCGTACCCGGGGTCCTCATTTATTGGGTATCACGTCGGCAGTATGGAAGAAGCCGCGCTGAGCGTTCCGGTAATCGCTCGAGCAATTAGCCTTCTTTCGACTGTCGTGGGGACGCTTGATCTCCGTTCCTACACGCTGCAATGGACGGGGCAGCGGTACGAGGAGCTCAACGTGGAGGGCGAAGGTTGGATGGATCGCCCCCAACCGAATGTCACGCGGAATTGGTTGATGTCTAAGACGGCCCGGGATCTGATCCTTTACGGCCGCGCGTTTTGGCTCATCACGTCCCGGTACGCGAGCGGGTTCCCGGCATCCTTTCAGTGGATCCCGGCAAACCTCGTTGAGACTCCCGGCAACGCGCCCCCGGAATGGTTCGGGCCGGCCGACGAAGTGCAATTTAACGGCCTTCCGCTTGACACCGGCCAGCTCGTGCAATTCCTGAGCGGCAGTCAAGGGATTGTCTACCAGGGGCGCCGCGCAATTCAGATTGCCTTACGCCTCGACCAGTCGGCCGAACGGTTCGCCACAAACGAGATCGCCGCCGGCTACCTGCAGCAGAAGGGCGGGGAACCGATGTCGGCCGAGGAGCTGGGCGAAATGGCGGCCGCCTGGGCAAACAATCGCCGGACTAATTCCATCGGCGCGCTGAACGAGCTCGTGGAGTTTCACGGGTTCGACTCGGACCCATCGAAGCTTCAGCTCGTGGAGGGCAGGGAGTATTCGGCAAGGGAGCTCTCGAGGCTCATGGATTGCCCCGCTTATCTCCTCGCAATCGATACATCCGGCATGACGTACGCCAACGCACAACAGGCGAGGCAGGATCTGTTGATCTTTGGCGCGCGGCCAATCCTCCATGCAATTCAGGAGCGGCTATCGATGGACGACATCCTTCCTCGAGGGCGCCATGTTGCGTTCGACGTTGAGAATTACCTCACCGACTTTTTCCCGGACTCGCCCGACGCGGCCGCCACCACGGCCCAACAGGTAGGAGACACAGCCCTATGATTTATTTCGACGCCGATCCCACACTCATCACCGCGCAGGCGGGGGACGCTGTACAGCCTGCCCGGATCAGTGGGCTAGCGGTCCCCTGGGATGTCGTGGCGACCGTATCGGACGGAACCCGGGTGCAGTTCGCGCGCGGCGCGTTCGACGTCGGTCAGAAGCCCGCAAAGCTGATTGAGAATCACGACATCACACAGCTGCGCGGCGTCGTGAACGCGCTCACGGATTCGCCGGCGGGCCTCGAGTTCGAAGCCACGTTGGCAGACACCCGGGCATCCCGCGATGCGGTCGCGCTTCTTCAGGCAGGCGCGTACGACTCCGTGAGCGTTGGCGCTCGACCCATCACGTTTTCGACCGACGCCCAGGGCGTCATGACCGTGACCGAAGCCGTGCTGAGGGATCTCAGCCTGGTAGCAGTGCCCGCATTTTCGGATGCAAAGATTACCAACGTGGCCGCAAACGCGGCCGACCCCGACCCAGAACCAGACACAGAGGAGCAGGAAATGACCGACGCCGCACAGGCCGAGCCGATCGCGGCAGAGGCCACAATTCCTACACAGCCGATCATCTACGCAGAAGCCCGCCGGCCGTTCATCATGCCGACGCCGGCTGAGTACGTTTCGGCCATGCTCACGGATCCGCAGAAGCTCGAGGCAATGGACGCCGGGATTCGCGCCGCCGCCCCGGACGTGATCACGACGGACATCCCCGGCATCTTGCCGCTTCCGATCGTGACCCCGGTGTTTAATTCGTTCGTGGGAAACCGGCCCGTTATTGACGCAATCGGCGCTCGCGCGATGCCAGGTGGCGGGAAGGTATTCATCCGTCCCGAAGTCACTACGCACACCACGATGGGCGTTCAGGCAACCCAGAACACCGCCCTGGACGATGGAACGTTCGTGATCTCGGAGAACCAGGTAACCAAAAATACCGTCGGCGGTTTCGTCACCCTGAGCGAACAGGCCATGGATTTTTCCAGCCCTGAGGTGATCGGCCTTCTCCTCGACGATATGGCGCGAATCTACGCCAACAAGACCGACGACATCGCGGCCGACGCGCTCAAGACCGGCGCCACAAACACGATCGCATTTGGCAACGATGCCACCGACCCCGCGCAGTGGGCGGCCTTCGTATCCGCCGCGGCGCAAGACATCCTCACGGGTTCGGACGGAAACCTTCCGACTCACCTTTTCGTGAGTCCGAATATGTGGGGCTACCTGTTGGGCCTCGTGGACACCACCGGGCGACCGCTGTTCCCGAACCTCGGACCCATGAATGCATATGGGGATCTCTCCGTGACCGACACCGCCGGCGTGGCGTTTGGCCTCAGGGTCGTCGTTGATCGCAATTTCGAAACGGATACCGTCATCGTGGGCGACGCTCGAGGCTTCGAGATTTACGAGCAGCAGAAGGGCGCGATCTCCGTCGACGTGCCTTCGACCCTTTCCCGGACGATCGCATTTCGCGGCTACTTTGCGACGCTGTTCATCGCGCCGCTCCTCATGGTGAAGGCGACTTTCTAGCCCTCTCGGCCACCTGTCCCCATGTCCATATTTTCAGTTACTCACGCGCAGCGCATCGACGATTACGCCGTTGTGCAAACGCTCGAGCCGACCGATGTGGGCACGGGGCAGGTGGTGACGGTCGCAAGCGTGGCCGGGTTTAACGGCGCCGTGACCGTGCAAGCGGTCCCGGTGCACTTGTACCTAGGGGTGAATGACGAAGGCGATTGGCTGTTTGATCCTGAGATCATCGTTCCGAATCAGCTCCTGTTCTATTCAGCCGGCGCCGATGTCGCGCGCGAGGCCGTCATTCCAGCCGGCACCCTTACATGGGATCCGGTGTGTACCTGGGCGAGTGATCAGGACGTATTGGATTGGCTGGGCATCGACCCGGCCACGGCGAACGATGAGGCTTTCGTCAGCGTGGCAACAAGCGCGGCTAACGCCTTCGCCTACAGGCGCCGGCGGGAGGCGGGGTACTTTGATCAGCTCACCACCGTGCCCGGGCCCGATGTGCTGTTGGGGACCATTCAGTACGGGGCGACGCTCTACAGGGAACGCGGCTCGACGGACTCATTCAGCTCCTTCGACGGCATGGGGCAAGCGCCGCCGTTCGGATCGATGGGCCAGATCAACAAGCTGTTGGGCATTGGCAGGAGCCAGGTCGCATGAGCGCCACGGGCATATTTGCCGAGGCTCAAGCAACCGTAGCGGCAAGCCTCACCGCCCTGGGGCTAGTTGTGGTGACCGACATTCGAAACGCGCGGCCCATGACCGTGCTCATCGACCCGCCCACCTTCGAAACCTTTAACCGGAACATCGGGGACATCACGTTCTCCCTGAAGATTCTCGCCGCGCCGCCGGCCAACAGCGACGCGGTGGATTACCTCATCTCGGCTGCGGATACAATCATGGACAGTGAGATATCCGTTCTCCGTGGCGCTCCGGGCCTCCTCGTGGCCGGCGAACAGAATATTCCGACCTATGACCTCACCGTACGAGTATCAACCCTAAGGAGCTGAAAGAATGGCAACCAGTTACGTCGGAGAGATCTCATCTCTCACCATTGGAGGCGTCGACCTCACCGCGCAGTGCAACAAGGTGGACTTTACGGTTGGGCAGACCGCGCTCACCGTTACGGCTTTCGGCGATGCCGGCGAACGCATGACGGGCGGCTTGCAAAGCGTCGAAGGATCCCTCGACCTGTATGCCAGCTATGGCGCCGGCGAAGTAGAAGCGGTGCTGTACGACGAGGTTGGCACGGGCACCACGGATATCGTTCTCACGATTAAGCCGGGCGCGCTTTCGGCCTCGAATCCCGAATATACGTTCACGTCGACGATGATTGCCGATTATCCGTTGGCGATTGATCACGGACAGATCCAGATTTTCACGGTCGCGTTCTCCGGTGGGGATTGGTCGCGCGACATCACGCCGTAAGGCAAACAACAAGGGGACACAATGCCAGCACAATTCACGCTCGAGTACGGCGGCCAGATACACGATCTAGACGTGACGACTCTTTATGTAACGACGCAATTCGAACGCAAGTTCGACCGATCGTTTACCGTCATGGAAACCGAAATCAGGATGGAATGGATCGCCTTCGTATGTTGGCGGGCCGCCTCGAGCCAGGGCATTTCCGTGCCGGCGAAGTTTGACGATTTCCTCATGGAAAACCCAAAGATCGAAACCGTCAAGGTGCCAGAAGGGGACGGCGCAAACCCTACCGACGGGGAACAGTGAGCCACGCCCTCGCCCAGGTGCTCGCGGTTACGGGCTACTGGCCCCCGGATGTGCCGTTCACGCTTAAGGATCTGAACACCACCCTCTCAATTCTCGCGGAGAGGTAGTGCCGGCGTCCCTCACAATTGAGCGGGTCGACATCAAAGAAACGATCAAAGCCCTACGCCGAATCGACCCCGAGGCCGCGAAGGAGTTCCGCGCTGGGATCCGCGAAGTGCTGAAACCGATCGTGCAGGAAATTAAGATGAATTATCCACCGTCCCCGCTTTCGGGCTGGCGGCACAATTGGACGCCACACGCCTATGCCATGCTTCCGTGGGATCTTGCGTTGGCTCGCAAAAGCGTGAAGCTCAAGGTCAGCGCGCGCCGGGATTCGAACAACGTCGTCTATATCAGCCAAAGCTACGCGGCGGCAAAGATGTACGAAACCGTGAGCACGTCGACAGTCATGGGCGGCCGGGTGCGCGCGAAGTCGACTCGCAATATGTGGCCGACGGTTGACAGGAACACCCCGCGAATCACTGAAGGAATAGCGGAGATCGTTCGCAAGGCTGAAGAAACAGTAGCGAAGGCGGTGAGATAGTGGCAATCACAATTCCGATCCTCACGGACTTTAACGGCAGTGGAATCGATCGCGCTGTTAAGAAGTTCGGCCAGCTCGAGGGGACCGGGGCGAAGGCCGCTCACGCCGTGCGGAAAAGCGCAGTGCCCGCCGGCATCGCGCTTGTGGCCCTGGGCGTTGCCGCGTTCGACGCCGCGAAGGGCGCAATGGCCGATGAGGCCGCGCAGGAGAAGCTAGCCCGGACCCTTGATAAGACAACGAAGGCAACGGATGCCCAGATCAAGGCCAACGAGGATTTTATTTCGACAACGAGCCGTGCCACGGCCGTTGCCGATGACGACCTTAGGCCCGCGCTTGCGACCCTTGCAATCGCTACGGGTAGCCTGAGGACCGCGCAGGAGGGGCTAGGCCTCGCGCTAGATATTGCAGCGGCAACCGGAAAGCCGCTCGCCACGGTAAGTTCCGCGTTGGCAAAAGCATATACGGGGCAGATGGGCGCGCTTAAGAAGCTTGACCCATCAATGAAGAATCTCGCCGACTCAGGCGCCGGCGTCGACGTGATGATGGGCAAGCTCAAAGACAAGTTCGGCGGGGATGCGAGCGCGGCGGCCAATACGGCCGAGGGCCGAATGAAGGGCCTCACGATCGCGTTCGACGAAACGAAAGAGGCCGTGGGCGCGGCACTGCTCCCGGCGATTGAGAAGATTCTCCCAGTGCTGCAAGCGTTCGGCGACTGGGCATCAAAGCACCCCGGAATATTCCTGGCCATTGCAGGCGCCGTTGGGGTGCTCGCGGCAAGTGTGGTGGCCGCGAATATCGCCATGAGCCTGCTCGCCCTGAACCCGGTGGGCATTGCAATCATTGCAATTGTGGGAGCGATCGTCGCCCTCACCGTCGGCCTAGTTGTGCTGTACAACAAATCGGAAACCTTCCGCGACATCGTGAACGGCGCGTTCGAAGCGGTCAAGGAAACAATCTCGAAGGTCGTGGATTTCCTGAAGGGGCCAGTCATGGCCGCCTGGGACATCATCCGTGGCGCATTCGAGGTAATTAAGGGCATCATCACCGGGGACTTTTCCGCCGCGTGGGAAGGCCTGCAAACGATGATTGGCGGGGTCGTCGACTACATCAAATCGACCCTCATCGCTTTGCCGATGCTCCTCCTGGGCATTGCGAAGGATATTGGTATGGCGATCCTGAACGGCATCGTGGCCGGCTTGGCTGTCCTCGGGGAATCAGCGTGGGCGGCAATCAGCGGGCTGGCTTCGTTCCTGCTCACGAAGGCCGCCGGATGGCTTTCTACGCTGGGGGAAATCGGCGGAAACGTTGTTTCGTCCATTGTCGGGGGTGTTACTGGACTCGCCGGGGACATATGGGAGAAGATCAAGGAGCTCCCAGGCGACCTGCTCGAGAAGGTGAAGGGCGTTGCCTCGGCCTTTAAGGACATCGGATCGGCGATTGGCGATTGGATCGTGGACGCCGCGAAGGGTGCAATCTCAGGGCTAGCCGGCATCCTTAAGGCGGCCGTCCTTTCGCCCATCCGATTCATCGCCTCAATGATCAAAGACAATTGGCCCGACCTCCCCGGCCTGCCCGGCCCTCCTGGCTTCCTCAACAATCTGAGCACCCTCGGGCTAGCCGAGGGCGGCATTGTCACCGGCCCGACGTTGGCGGTCGTCGGCGAAGCTGGCACGGAAGCCGTTGTTCCGCTGAACCGCGCTCGTGAGTTCGGATTCGGCGGTGGCGGCATTACGATCAACGTGCAGGCCGGGCTAGTCTCGACACCGGATCAGATCGGTCAACAGATCATCGAAGCGATACAACAGGCCCAGCGTCGCAGCGGCCCGGTGTTCGCGGCAGCATGAGCGCCCCGACCCTTCAGGTGCTGGTGGGATTCCAGACCACGGTTAACTTTGGGACGCCGTTCCAGCTTAACAGCACCACCGTTCCCGGCGCGGTGTCCTATGGCCTGCTCGACACAGGCACACTGGGCGGCTATCAGATGGTCGATCTCACGAGCATGATCCGCTCAGTCAGCATTACGCGCGGGCGCAATCGTGAGATGGAGCAATTCAACGGCGGCACGGCGCAGATGCAGATTTACGATCCCACGCGGATTCTCGACCCTCTCAACAGTGCGAGCATTTATTACCCCTATGTGGCACCGCGTCAGCCCGTGCAAATCCTCGCCGGTGGCGTCGTTATCTACACCGGGTTCGTGACGGATTGGGACCTTGACTACGGGTACACGGAATCCGCGAACGTGACGACCGTGGCCTGTGCCGATGCCTTTACCGTGCTGGCCAATATGTCTATGAACGCCGTGACGCCCTCAGCGGAATCCAGTAGCGCGCGCGTGGCGTACGTCCTCACCCGCCCCGAGGTTGTGTACCAAGGCCCGTACAACGTCGGCACGGGGTCCTCGACGCTGGGGGCATACCTCATTCCGGCAGGCACGAACGTCCTTAGCTACTTGCAGAACGTGGCGACGTCGGAGCAGGGCTACTTATTCATTAGCGCGAATGGCACCCTCACATTCACCGGGCGCGCGGCAGTGCTGAACCCGGTTTCGTCCATTGCCTTCGTGGACACTGGGAGCGGTGGCATCCCATACCGCACACTGATGAACCAGTACGGGGATGAGCTGCTTTACAACTACATTCAGACACAAAGCCCCGCCGACCCGGCGAACCCGTCGACTGCCAGCAACGCGGCGAGCATCGCGCTTTACCAGGCCCAACAGCTGACAAAATTGGATTTACTGAATAGTACCGTCGCCGAAGTGGCAGCACTAGGCAACTACCTGCTCGGGCGCTACATGGACCCCGTGTTGAGGTTTACAGGTGTGACCGTGCAACTGGCCGCGCTAAGTACCGCAGATCAGACGACGGCCCTCTCCACCGACCTCACGCGCATCGCGAGCGTCCAGAAAACCTACAGCGTCGGTAGTCCGGCAAGCGTTACCCAAACGCTGATTGTCTCAGGAATCAAGCATTCCATTACGCCGGGTTCTCACGTTGTCGAATACACTTTCGAAAGCGTAGACCAGTCCGGCTATTTCACACTCGACAGCACCACCGTCCCCGGCGCGGTGTCATTCGGCATCCTTGACACTAACCTGCTGGCATTCTAGAAAGGCCGCTCAATGGCAACACCAACAGCGCTTCCATCAACTTTCGTGCCGGGCACCATTCTCACGGCGGCCCAACAAAATGCCCTACGGGGCGCGTTTCGCGTTCTGCAAGTCGTGCAATACACCACGTCTACATTCGTCACCGCGAACACCACGACCTATGCGACAACAGGGCTAACCGGCGCAATAACCCCGTCAGATTCCGCATCAAAGATATTCGTCATGGCCTTTATTAACGGAACCGTCAAAGGTGCCGAGAACGCTTCAAACGCCCTCAACCTCGAAATTAAGCGCGGGACGACACAGATCCAAGAGGTCCGAAGCTTGCACAGCACAGGGACTGCGCTGCTGGTAGTCGGGACGTGTTTCATGCAGGTCCTCGATTCACCCGCGACAACCGCGAGCACAACTTATGTCGTGAACGCCAAAAACGACATTGCTTTCTCAACTTGTGGCACCCAATACAACTCGACGAAAAGCGTTTTAATCCTTGCCGAGATAAGCGCGTGACCTCTGAGGAGGCCGCCCAGATTACGGCGCACCTGCAACGAATTGAAGTCATGGTCCGTGAGACCAACGGCCGCGTTCGGGAAATCGAGCTGTGGCGCGCGCGCCTACAGGGCGTGGCCGCGACCTCCCGTATTCTGTGGATGGTCGCCGGCGGCACGATTACTGCAATCATCATTGCGATGGTAACCAGGGGGACGGCATGAGCATTAGTAACGGGCAACAGACACTACGCACCGCGCAGGGCTATTTAGGAGCTCACGAGGGCGCCCCGAATCGCTCAGGTGCCTTAGTGATAGACGCCTGTCAGGCCTTCTATAACCTCGAGGGCACTCCGTGGTGCAATTCCTTCGTTGGCTACTGCATCGCCGAATCAGGCGCGAGCGCGAAGTACAAGACCGCCGCTAAGTCGATCATGAGTCCCAGTACGCAGGTGACCGCCGATAAGGCGCGCGCGAAAGGTTGGCTCTTGCCCGGCAACGGCAAGGCCCGCCCCGGTGACGCCTTTATCATTCCCGGCGTTCATATCGGTTTCGTGTTGTCCGTCGGATCCGGGACCCTGTTTACCTCGGTAGAAGGCAATTGGCAGGACTCCGTTTCGAGCGTGACGCGCTCATGGGCCGACGGTTGGCAACGGATCAGTCTGCCGGATGTAGGCGACCCGGCGCCGTCGGCAACGGTCGACGGCTACGGGTTCGACGACACTCGCGTTCGTCTTTATGGCGGCTGGCAGACAGCGGCGCAACGAGATGGGCAACTGAAGAAGTACGCGGCGGCGCACCCGGATCAGTGGACACAGGCCGTGCGAATCGAGACATCATCGCCATACGCCTTCCGCGCTGGCCCGGTCGGCACCTATTCCCATTGGTCGTTCGGCCCCTGGCTGCACGAGACAGGCAAGGCCGTGCGGGATGATGAAATGAAGGCCTACGAGGCCGCTTACAAGATCACCGCGCGCCCGTGGCGCAAGACCTACAAGGAGGCATGACAATGGCACCCCAGGCATTGCCCGCTGGCACCGACGTGATCGAACCGCCGCCCGCCGAACCGACCGACTATGTGGAGGCGAAAGCCTCATGATCCCGAAAGTGGGGCCAAGTACGATCGCCGGGCTAACCGCCGCGGCAATCGTTATGGCTGCATTTATCAGTACCTGGGCGGCTGGCAATCCTTCCGCCCTGCTCGCCGCGATCTCGGCAGGCGTGACCGCTTTGGTCGCCGTGCTCAGGTCGTGGCAGGCTGTTTCGTCCCCTACACAGGACTAACCCAATGCGAAGGACCATCGGCGCCGCGCTTGCCGTGGCAATCATCGCACTACCCGCAGTAGCAGCACCCGCCCCCCGACTCCCCGCGAATCATGCCCTGTGGCTTAGGGTTGCCCAATGTGAGCAGCCTGGCGCCGGATACGGTGGCGTCAATTGGAAACATCACGGCCCCCGGTACGAAGGTGGGCTGGGATTCGCCTCCTCGAGCTGGGACGCATACAAGCCTCGAGGCTATCCCGACAATGCCGGGGATGCGACGTGGCGCCAACAAATGATCGTCGCCAACAGGCTTTGGGCGCGCGCCGGCTGGGGTTGGGGATGCGACCGGCGCTAGGCCTTGCGATTACATAGGCTGGGGAATAGCCTTTCCTAGTACGCAAACGAATGGGGGACACACCATGAACGTGCAAGAGAAATTGGCCGCGATAGAGCAGCACACCGCGAAGGCGCTGATTGAGATCCGCGAGCTCATGCTCGAGCTGGCCGAAACCGACCCGGAGAACACACCGCCGGCCGTGGCGTCTTTCGCAATGCGCGCCCGCCTGAGGGCCGAGGCTAAGAATAAGCCGTTACCGCACTTCTTCCCTGGCATGAAAGAACGAGCCGCCGCCGCGCATGAGGCTGGCACGGTGTGGCCGTGAAGTGTCCACACTGCGGGCACGGGCACGGTTTACATGCCGGGCTAGGGGCGACCGCTTGCGAGCCGGGATCGTGCCGGCAACGAAAGGCCGGCGAGGAGGCCTGTGACTGTCCGGGATGGATTCCTGAGATTGAGACACCCCGCCGCGTCGTGAACCTTCGTCAGTACCGCGCCACGCGCTCCCAGGGCACTCAGTACTTCAGCCCGGCCGATGAGTCTTTGGACTACTCAGGATGGGATGACGCGGCATGAGGATGATCAACCGCGTCGCCTTCGAAGTGTCGATGATTGCGATCGTCGCGGCCCTCACCTACAACATCGCCGCGCCGCTGTGCGCGTGGCTGGCTGGAACCTAAGGGGACACAATGGAAGAAGAATCGAACGGCCCGACCGTGCATGACGCCTTGCGCGCCCTGCTCGCGGAATGGGCATCGCCGCCGGCCGAATTGGTCGACACCCTGCCGAAGGGCGGGAAGGATCTGAAATACCTCAGTCACGGCAACGTGACCCGCGCGCTCATCGAGTCGGATCCCGGGTGGGAATGGGAGCCAATGGGAATCGACGCCGCCGGCCAACCCGTAATGGTGCGCGACGACCAGGGGCGCCCCGTGGGAATGTGGATCTACCTCACTGTGCATGGCGTTCGCCGGCCGGGGTATGGGAGCATCGAATACCGGGAAGTCCGGGGCGATACTCAGCCGTCAGAAATGAACGCGGTGAAGTCCATCATTTCCGATTGCCTCAAGGTCACGGCGATGCGGTTTGGCGTTGCCCTTAACCTGTGGGGCACTGAGCACCCCGAAACCGCGGGGAAGCCCGCACCCCGTAGGGCGCCGGCACCGTCACCCGGGGACGTGCTCACGAAGGAGCTAGCAGCACAGGAGTACGGCAAGGCCGCCTACGATGCTCTCGTGGGAGTGCACGGGAAGGATGTCGTTTCAGGCGCTATGGCGTCGCACGGCTGGGATAAGTACTCACACTTGAATACTGAAACGGTCCCGGTGCTCGAGCGGTCTCTAACGCTTAGGGCCAACGCGGAATCCCACAACAAAGCGCGCGCCGCGTTTGATGTGGGCGATGTCCCTTTCTAGCCTTAGTGAACGGGACTGGCAGGCGCAGGTGGTGGAGCTGGCAGGGCTGTGCGGGTGGATGGTGCAGCACTCGAGGCCTGCCCAGATAGGCGATAGGTGGATGACGGCGATTACTGGGAACGTAGGATTCCCGGATCTCGTGCTGGCCCATAAGGCGAAGGGCGTCGTGTTTGCCGAGCTCAAGACCGACAGCGGCCGCGTGAGTACACCGCAGAAGGAATGGCGCGACACCCTCGCCGGGCACGTCGAATGGTATCTATGGCGTCCGTCGGACTACGACGAAGTGTTGGCCCGGCTTACTCGAGGCGGTGCCAGGTGATTATCCACAGCCGAAAGCCGACTGAGAATTACACGGTGTTGAGTAACGCGGTGCTCCGTGACGATCACCTTTCCTACCGTGCGCGCGGTGTGCTCATGTACCTGCTTAGCCAGCCCGGGGACTGGGAGACCTCAAGCCAACGCATAGCCGACGCAGGCAAAGAAGGCAGGGACGCTATACGCACGGCATTGCGCGAGCTGATAGACGTGGGCTATGTCACGCGAGAGAGTGAGCAGACATCCGCCGGCCATTGGGTCATGCACTACACCGTGCGCGATACACCGTGGGTCTGTAGCCCTGTGGATAAGTGGGGCGCGCCTGTGGATAAGTAGGGCACCGGCGACTGGAAACCCGGCGCCGGATTCTCAGGCGGTATAAGAAGTACTACTGACTAAGTACTACTACTAGGGATCATGGGCGCGAAACGAACAGACACCACGGACGGCGCCTACCGAAAGGCGCGCAAACAATTCCTCCTCGAGTGGGGTGACGCCTGCCATTGGTGCCGACGGCGCGAGGCGGTGCAGGTTGATCACGTTATCCCCGTCGATGCAGGCATTGACCCCACGGATCAATCCAACTGGGTCGGATCGTGCGCCAGGTGCAACGCAAAGCGCGGGGCCGACTACCTCGCGAACAAACGCGCCGGCATCATCAAAGCCCGATTGGGCGGCAATAGCCCTAATCCGCCGGCAAGCGTTTTTTTCACCACGAAAGTTGCACC